CGGCCGGCCGTGGGGTCCGCCTTGGACAAGCTCAACGCCAAGGCCAATGAGCTGGTGCAGAAGGATGGCAAGATGACCTTCGCCCAGGCCTTCGCCAAGGTCTGCGATACCGATGAGGGGAAGGCCCTCTATCACCAGCATGAACAGGAAGAGGCGTCGAAGGCCGGCGCCCGGAGGGTGCGGTAATGGCCTATCAGGACCCACAGTCCGCCATCGGCTTCGTCCAGGCAAGCACGAGTTTCGCCTCGACGGACCAGTACTGCCTGGTCAAGTTCTCCACGACCACGAACGCCGCACCCGGCGATATCCGAATCAGCGATACCCAGGGCGAGTTCTGCAACGGTGTCCTGGACGATCTCGGAGCGGAAACCTCGGGGTCGGCCTGCCGGGTCGTGATTGGGGGCCTGACCAAGTTCCGGGTCAGTACCACCCATGCCGCCATCGCGGTCAACACGATCCTCTATTCTGGCGGAGCGGGTACGGTGCATACGGCGACCTCCTCGGGCTACTACCCGGTGGGGTACGCCTTGGAAGCGGTCGCGGCAGACACGACCGCAATCATCGCTGGTGTCTTCATTCAATCACTTAACCAGCGCACCACCTGACGCGGACCATGGAAACGGAGTAACGGACTATGCCACAGCCCTATATCAGTTCGGTCCACGTCAACCAGCCGCTGACCAACTTTTCGTTGGCCGTCTGGCAATCCCAGGGGTACGCCTGGAACTCGACGCGGCCAGTGCGCCTCACGCACCGCTCTGACGTCTACCGGACCTACGATCAAGACTTCTGGTTCGGCACCGAGGCCCAGCGTCGGGCGCCGGGGACCGAATCGGTTGGGTCCGGGTACGCGGTGACGACTGCCACAGTGACCACGGATCGCTGGGCCATCCACCACGACATCGATGATCCGACCCGCCGGAATGCCGATCCGGACATCAACCTGGACCGGGAAGCCAGTGAGTGGACGGCTATGCAGCTGAACATCCGACTCGAAGCGCTCTGGGCGGCCGTCAACTTCGTGACCGGCGTCTGGAACGCTTCAACCACTCCAGCCACGCTGTGGGATGTGGCGACATCCGACCCGATTTCGGACATGGAAGCCCGGGCGTTGGTGATGCAGGAGAACACGGGGCGGCGCCCCAACGCCCTCTACCTGGGCGCGCAGACCTATTCCGATGGACTGAAGAACCACCCAGACCTGTTGGACCGGATCAAGTACACCCAGCGCGGGATCGTCACTACGGATCTGATCGCGGCAGCCCTGGATCTGGATCGCGTGGTCGTCTGCGGAGCCACCCGCAACACAGCGTTGGAAGGCGTCGCCCGCTCCATGGACTTCATTGCGGGGCAGACTAACGCCCTACTGGCCTACGTCTCGCCGACCCAGGGGCTCATGACCCCCACCGCGTTCCAGACCTTCGTCTGGCCCGAGGCGGGGGCGGGGAACGAATTCGGGGTGGCGACCAAGAAGTACCGGCTGCCGGAGAGCGTCGAATCGGAGCGCGTGGAGACCGAGATCTGGGTGCAGTTCGTGCTGACCTCGACACTCTTGGGTGAAGCCTTCATCAGCGCGGTGTCCTGATGCCTGAACATCGGGAGGCGCTGCTGGTCATGCGCCAGTTCAAGTTTCCGGTGGCGAGCGCGGATGGGACGCGCCAGGAGATGCGGGAGTTTCATGCTGCCGAGTTCCTGCCCCGGGCGGATTGGGATCGGGCACCGGCCCGATCCCGGCGCTCGATGATCAACACGGGCTTCGTGCGTGACCCCTTGAGTGTGCAGATCAACACCCAGACCGGAAGTCCTGAGCCGATGCCGACGCCCGGGCGGGCGAAGGTGGTCTTGCGGGCGCCGCGCACGCTTCAGCAGGTAGACCGCAAGACGGGAGAGATCGTCACCATTCAGGACCCGGGTGGCATTGATCGGAAGCTCCAGAGCCGAACCACGGGGGATGGCGGGACACGCATCAACACCACGGCTACGGAAACCACGGGCCAGCCAGTCAAGCGCAAGCGAGGCCGGCCCCGCAAGATGAAGGAGTAAACGATGCCATCTCGTCAATGGTTCCCCCGGGCGGTGACGGCTCGTGGGCCAACGCTGCTGGATGGTCCCGGCGCCATCGCCACATCGAGCGGACTCACGGTCACCGGGACGCTCAATCTGAGTTCTGGCATTGATTGGCCGCTGACGACCGGGCCCAGCACCGGGACGGATCTGGTTCTCGGGTCGCGCCAAATCCTGATCACGACCAGCGATGGCGGCTACTACCGCCTCGATCCGCCTGCTACGGTGGGCATGGAGATTGATTTCCTCAGTGGGGGAACGACCGCCTCGACCCATTACGTCATTCCGGATACGACGAGCGTCCTATTCTACACGTCTTCGGGCAGTTCGGGGGGCCGGGTGGCCGCGATCAATGGTCAGGCGGCGATCACGTTCCTGGCGCTGACCACCGCCCAATGGATCATCAGCCGACGTCATGGCGGGAACATCGTCACGTCCAGCTCGACCTAATCGATGCCCCGTCGCCAGGTTGCCAACTACGATTTCGGCACCATCGCCAGTCTCAGCACCGCGAGCACCGATGGGGCCTGGACCTTTCTCGGTGCCCCGTTTACCCGGTTCAGCGTGACCGGCGTGTTCTCTTCGGGTACCACCGGGACGATCCAGTTGCACGGTGCGAGTTCGTCGGGTTCGACTGCCGCGCTGATTGTGCTGCTCGCGACGATTGATAATACGACCCAGATCGGCTACAACACCACGGCTATCCCCGTGAGCTGGGTGCGTGCCCGGACGACCACGATGTCCACTGGCGGCAACCCGTCGAGCGTCACGGTGGGTCTGCTGGCATCCGCATGGTGATCGATGACGTGGACCTACAGCTCCACCGATCTCTCCACCGATCTCGCCAAGGTCCGTTCCCTCACCGGGGATACGGATACCAACGACCAGCAACTCACTGACGAAGAGATCGATTTCTACCTCGACAACGCCGGCAATCTCTACTACGCCGCTGCCAATGCCTCGGAGGCGCTGGCGGGCAAGTATCAGCGTCGGGTAGACAAAAGCGTGGGCCGGGCCAGCCTGGCGGCCTCGCAACGCGCCAAGGGCTATCGGGAACAGGCAGCCTCGTTGCGGGCCCAGGCGGCCGTCTACAGCGGCATCACGCCCTACGTCGGCGGGATCTCGGAGAGCGACAAAGACGCCATCGAGGACGACAGCGATCGGGTGCGGCCCCTGTTTGTCAAAGGCTGGGATGACATCCCTGGGACCGGCATCGGCCGGGGATCGACGGATGACTGATGCCCTGGGAATATGAATGGGCGCTGGATTTCTTCCGGGACACCGTGACGCTCCAGACCTTCTCTACCGTTGGAGCCTATGGCAACCAGAGTTATGCGAGCAGCAGCGGTGCCACGGTCTACCGCGCCTACCTGGAACGGGGCGAGCACAAGGTGATCGCGGCCGATGGCACCGAAGCGGTGGCCACGTTGGCGATTTTCTTGGGCCAGACCACGAGTGGGGGCAGTGTGCCAAGCCCCAGCGTCAAGGATCGCTTCATCCTGTCCGACAGCTCCAGCTCCACCAATCTGCCGCGGCCCTTGAGCATCGAACGGTGGATTGACCCCGAATCGACCCAGAACTACCTGGCCGTGGTGCATTGTGCCTAGATCGGTGACGGCCGTTCTGCCTACCGTGGAGATCTCTGGTACCAAGGAGATTGCCAAGGTACTGCGGCGATTGGGGCTGGAAGCGCCGAAGGCTGTGGCTGCGGGTCTCTATCAGGAAGCCGAAGCGACGATGACGGATGCTAAGGTGTTGACACCCGTCGATACGGGAAATCTCCGTGCCTCGGGGCATGTGGCGCTACCGGTCATCGATGGTCCGGTTGTGAGCATCGTCCTGGGATTTGGCGGTCCTGCGGGCTCCGGCAATCACGCCGGCCAGACCAATCCTGAAGACGTAGGCTATGCGGTGTGGGTCCACGAACGGGTCGAGGTTCACCATCCCGTGGGCCAGGCCAAGTTCCTCGAAACGGCTATTCAGCAGCGGAGCGGGGGCGTGGCGGGACGGTTGGCCACTCATCTCTGGCGCTCCTGGGAACGGATAACGGGCCGTGGGACTGCTTGATGATATCGAATCCCGCTTCACCAGCCAGAGCGTGGCCGGCGCAGCCGGCACGACGCAGGTCACCGATACGGGCTGGTTGGTCACCAAGAGCTTCATGCCACCCGATCCGGACAAGTGCGTCACCATCTTCGAGACGGGCGGCTATGCGCCCGAAGTGCGGTCAGATCTCAACCGGCCCACGTTTCAGATTCGGGTGCGCTCGAGCCGCACGGATACGGACGGCAACGCCTACTCGACTGGGCGGGATAAGCTCCAGGGCTGTTGCGATGTGCTCCACGGCTTTGCCAGTACGACGATCAACGGCCGCTACTACGCGGCGATCTACGCGCTCACGGATGCGATTGCCTTGGGATTCGATGACGAAGGCCGGCCGCTACTGGGCCAGAACTTCCTGGCGCTCCGGAGCCGGACCACGTAAGGAGTTGGTATGGCGACTGCCGCGATTGCTGCACGCTCAGGGTTGATCGCCCTCAGTACGGGGGCCTCCGCAGGGGGATCGGACGCGATCGCCGAGCTCCGCAACATCCAGCTCCGGGTGCACCGGGACAGCATCGATGCCACCTCGAACGATTCCTCGGGCTGGCGGGAACTCCTTCCGGGGACAGCGAGTTGGAGCGGAACGGCCGAGGCATTATATGTGCCAACCACCTCGGCGACGCAATACAAGTTGCGGAACGCCTTAAGCTCGGCGGCGAGCGTGGCGTTCTTGTTTCAGCCTTCGACCGCTGCGTCCGGGACCTATAGCTGGGCCGGGACGGGCTACGTGGAGGATTACGATATCGGCGGGAACACCAACGATGCGTTCCTGACCAACGTCACGATCCAAGGCACCGGAGCGCTGACCGAGAGCACGAGCACGTAAGCAGATGACAGCGGCCGTGGAGGGTCGCTATGGCGTGGTGCGCCAGCGCCGGCAAGCCGATACGACGCTGGCCACCGACACCTTTACCGAGTCCACCAACATGCCGCTCCAGAACCATACGCCGGATAGTGGCGGTGGATCCTGGGTGACAAGTACCACGGATGCCTGGCTGCTGGAGGGCACTTCAGGGGCGACCTCGGTCAACATCGCCAGCCGCGTCTGGGCCCGCTGGGGTACCGGGTTGGCGGACGACGCCTTCACGCTGCAAGGAGAAATCACCCGCGGCCCGGCGGATGGCACTGCCCAAGAAGGTGGACTCTGGGGATTGGCTGCCGGGAGCGTCGGCGAAGGGGCGGCTTTCCTGTGGCGCCGGACGGGAGCCGGGATCACCAGCCATTTCCTGGAACGGCGCAATTCTACGGGAGGGGTGGTCCAAACCGCTACCCTGGGGACCAGCCTCCCGCCCAGTGTCGGGGAAATGCTGACCATGCGACTAACGGTCGATGGATTGGACGTGACCTGTGAATACCTGACGACCGACGCTGGGAGTACCTGGACCACCCATACTGCTGTCACGCTGACGGAGGATTTGCGCGACGGGAACCATACCTTCATGGGCATCGTGGGGAGCCGGAATGGCGCCTCGACCCGGACCTTCGTTGACGATCTGACGGCCACGCGAAACTATGCCGATGTCGGCGAAGTCCGGGAGTGGCGCATCGCCGCCCACCAGGAGGTAATGGAAACCTCCAGCACCGACGCCAGACTCATCATCCCTGGGGAGAAGTCGTGGCAGGCGACAGCCCAGGCCCTCCATCTCGGGGCCAACTTCTCCCAGACGGAGATTCGGGATGGGGTGATTGCGCCCCGCGCGCTTTCGTTCCAGTTCTATCCAACGACGGACTCTACGGGCTACCTCTGGAGCGGGGATGGATACGTGTCTGACTTCGCGTTCGGCGGGGAGACGCAGGGGGCGGTGCTGGCGAATGTCGTGATCGATGGCGATGGTCCCCTGACGGAAGGGAGTTGACGATGGCGATGGCGGTGCCGATTGAATTGGCAGGTGCCCAACGGTGGCTGCGCTACGATCTCAATGCCTTGGCCCTGATCGAGGAGCGGCTGAACATCAGCTTGATGGACATCAAGGATCTGCCCATCTCGATGCGATTTACCCGCACCGTGTTGTGGGCTGGGCTGCTCCATGCAGAACCCTCCTTGACCGAACAGACGGTTGGCAGCTGGGTCGATGGCAGCAACTTCGCGGCGGTGAGCGAACAGATTCTCCGGGCCTTCGCCTTAGGCTTTGGCGAGAATGGGAAGGCGGCCGGTGTCCCAAACCCTTCCGAGCCGGCTGGCACGATCTCCAGCGTGCCGCCTACGCCGTCCTCGACCTAAGGGGGATCGCGTTCTGGCGTTCGACGCCGGCGGAGTTGGAGGCCCAGGTCGCGGGAGCCAGGGATCGGGAACAACGGGACCGTCAACGGGATGCCTGGATGCTGGCCAATCTCCTCCAACCGTTCAGTAAACAGCGACTGCGACCACAGGATTTCTACGTGCCTGAGACACCGACCAGCGGATTGAGCAAGGCGCAGAAGACCGAGGAATTGCTGCGGCGGCTGGAAACCCAGGGCCAGCTCGCCCCCGAGGGGGATAATGCCTGAATCGGTAACCGTCGGTGAATTGCTGGTCCGTATCCGAGCTGATGTCACTGATCTCGAAGCGGGCTTGAAGAAAACTCAGACTGGCTTCGAGGGCATGGGGACCCGCATACGGCCAGGGCTTCGGGCCGTAGAAGGTGGGCTCCGTGGTCTGGCGATCTCGGCCGCCGGCTTGCCTGGTCCCTTCGGGCGATTGGCGTCAGCGCTGCTACGTTTTGCGCCTGGTGGGTTCGTGACGTTAGGCGTCATTGCCGGCGTGGGTGCGATCGCCCTGATCTGGAGAGAATTCACCAAACGGGCCGAAGAAGCGCGGAAGGAAGTTGAAGCCAATGCGCGGACGCTGATCGCCTTGGCCGATGCCCGCCGTCGGTTCCAAGCCGGAGCTGCGGAACAAGGTCTGGGATTGAGCCGTACCCGGCTGGACGAATTACTGGACATCCAAGCACGAGTCCGCATCAGTCTCCGCCAGATTCAAGAGGAAATGGCCCGTTTGCCCGGCTTCGTCTTCGGCATCATCCCCGAGGATGTGGCGACTCGATTGCGTGAGGCGCAAACCGCGATGAAGTCAGTTACGGAGGCTATCGCCGATCAACGGATGGAATTAGCACGAGCCCAAGAAGCTGCTGCCGCATTTTGGAAAGAATGGGCCCGCATCAGCAAAGAACGACCCATTGGTCGTGGGGCGGCGATTGCACCCAAAGCCGAGGAATTCAGGGCACAGGTCTTTGGCGCGTTCAAGGGTACGCCATTAAAGCAAATCACTCGCGACCTACCGTCGATGGCCGACGTCGATGCGTGGACGAATCGCTGGATTGAGCCATTCGCCAAACAAGTGCAGGCCCGCTATGAGTTCTTCCAAGAGATTGGGCAGACCATCGGGAACGCCTTGGCGGACGGCATCTACAGCATCATGAGTGGGGGGAATTTCTTCCAGAGCATCGGGCGGTCACTCCTAGGCATCGGCCTGAATCTCTTCTCCCGGTTCGCCGGGGCGGCAATTGGTAATGCCCTTTTCCCGGGGGGTGGCGCGATCATCGGCGGTCTGCTGTCTGGTGGAGGGGGCGGGCCGACCATGGGGAAATCCGTGGCCCCAGGTGCGGGCCTCATGACCATCAATCTCGGGAACATGCCGGCAGCGACCAATCCACTGGCCGCGACCCGCGATGCCCAATGGCAGGTCTTCCTCAAAGAATCGCTCTTGGTCGGCCGGGCGGGAGGATTCCGCTAACCGATGGCCAATACCCAGTACCTCGGCACCAATGCGGGCTTTCAATACACGACCAGCCCGACGAGCACCACGTATAACCAGCACTTCAAGCTGGCGGTCCCCCTGCGGGATGTCCGCCCCTCGTATCGGGTGGCGCAGTTCGTGGCCGAATCGCTCGACTTCCGGGCCCGGCAGGTGCTCACCATCAGCTCGGGCGTCTATGAAATCGTGGCCACGCTCCGCTACAACGACGATCAGCAGCAGTTGATTGACTTCCTCAAGTACGGGGTCCAGGGCGTCCCCATGATCTATTCCACGGCGATCACGACGGGGAGCACCGATGGCACGCCACCCACTGGGACCACGATGTACCTGATCGATCCCACGGGGGATGTGGTGGATACGGTGATCGATCGTCAGCGGGGAAGTTTCGAGGATCTGGAAGTCACCTGCCGCTGGCGCCGCTCCGATGGGGCCAGCTTCAGCACCATGTTCTGATGGCGGACGCGAGCTATCGGTTCCGCATCTACACCTCCGGCTCCTCGGCCGTGGAAGTCACGTTCGGTTCGAGCCAGGTCCAGGGCTTCGAGGAGATCGGTGGGCAGGAGGTCCGGCCCTTAGAGGGCCGTGCAGAATCTCGTCCATGGAGTATTCACGTCGCTGACATTTCGACGGCCGTCACTAGTATCCTCGCCGATTCCTCTGGGCGTGCGGTCCTGCTCGGCCGCTTGGCAGATTTCCAGCGCAACCTCGATTCGTCGGGCTGGAATACCCTTGGCACGGGGCGATTGGCGGACATTCTCCTCAATCCTGAAATCGCCAGTTACGAGTTTTTGTTGGAGGATGAGCTCGCGTTAACTCGTCGCCAGCGGATCTTCACCGCACCTGCCAGCCCAACGGTCTACGCCTTTCCCCCAGGCTTAAGGTCCACTTGGGCATATGAATTCGGCCCGCGGCATATTGGGAATGCGTTGCTCCAACGCCGCAGCGGGAACCTGTCGTTCGTCGTCTTGGATCGGACCAGCCCCGTCTCCGTTGATGTGATGAACACGATCCGGGGCGACATCCTGAGTAACGGACTGGGTTATTCCAACGTGAGTACGGCGGGGAACTTCAACACCCTCCGGTTCCGATCCTCGACGGCAGCCCAGGATTTTGAGGTCTGGTCCATTGGGGATGTCCTGCAATCCCAAGTCGATCAAGATGCCGCAATTCAAGATCAGATGGATCGTCCGGAGAACGGCATTTCCCTCTGGGTCGTCGATCCGAACGCCGTCATGGGCAGTTCCAGTCAGATTACTGATGTGGGGATTCCGTTAACGGGCGTCTATCTCTATCTGCCGAATCACGATCCCACGCCCGATTTGCCCTATCATGTCGGCGGCGCCCTGGGCGTTCCAGCCTTCCAGTTGGTGCAGGACATCTACGAGGGCACCTATGGCGGGGCGGCGGTGCGCTATGATTCGACCGCGTTGGCCAACCTCATCGATAACCGTCTCTACCCGGATGTCCTCTTCCGGATCGAGGAACCCCAGAATATGGCGGAGTGGCTGGAAACCCACATTTACGCACCGTTCGGGATCGTGCCGTTCGTCAACGGTGATGGCCGGATTGAGCCACGGTCGGTCTTACTGCCGAGTTCCGACATCGTTGACATCGATGCACTCGCCGAAGTCACGTCCACGATGTTGGTGGCTCCGCATCCTACGTGGCAGCATATCGGTCGAGAAATGGTGACCGTGGCGC